AAGTAACTTTAGTTAATGACATTTAGTTTCCTTAAACTGAATAACAGCCAGAAATTCTTAAAAACGCACTTGCTTGAAGATCAGCTACTGTACTAGGAGTGTTTGTTATAGTGTCTTGAAACAAAGCAATTGAATCGCTTCCACTTACTACATGGTAATTTAAAGGGCTAACTACAAAATTGAACACAAATGCGTTTGATAACCCGCTGTTTATTGCGCTATTAACAAATGGAAGTCCACCTACAGACAAATTTCCTGACCCACCAGAAGTAGAATTAACAAGTATATCTAGTTTAATAAAAACTAGTCGTCCTGCTTTAGTGTACGAACCCAACTGAGTTGTAAACGTTACAGTAGGATTGCCTCCACTTCCGATAAACGTTGGTGTCCAAGTCCCTTCCTCATAGTCATTGAGCAACTCGGAAGTCATACCTGCGGCTTGACCGTCAGCTGAGAAGTCGATGCCTTTACCTGCTGTGCCGATGACTATATCACCGCCAACAAACCGATGCTTGGTTACGTTTGCATCACCATAAGTGTATTCGTTGCTAACGTCAACAGCAGATGGTTGTGCATTGCTCCCAAAAAATGCGTTGTTGCTACCAGTAGTGAGAGTAGACCCAGCTTGGTAACCAGCAGCCGTGTTGTTATTGCCTGTAGTGTTAGCGGTGAGCGCCCGAACACCGTTAGCAGCGTTGTTAGCGCCTGTGCTGTTAGTACTAAGCGCCTGAAGCCCTAGAGCAGTATTATTAGAACTTGTGGTGTTAAAGAGTGCGGTGTATCCAACGGCAGTATTGTTAACGCCTGTACTGTTGGTTACAAGCGCAAAAGTTCCAACAGCAGTATTGTTATCCCCTGTGGTGTTATTTTCTAATGCGCTAGTACCAACAACTGTATTACCACTAAGAGCGCCAGCACCTTTTCCAACAGTAAGACCTGAGATAGACGAGTCGTTAGTAGTTGTTATGCTTAAAGCAGATACAGACCGAGCAGCAGTTAAATTGGCTACCGACACTTGTTTAGTTTGCCCACTTTGAACGATTGGCAATACTTCAGAACCCGCTAATGGGGTTGTTGAGACGGGTAAACCTGATATTTTGACGTCAGCCATAATAACTCCTTAGACTAAAATAAATGCCCTTTCCTCTTAATCGAGGTTAGTGATTGCTTCTATTTTTGTTTCCTGATAAACCCTGGTGAACGCACCAGTACGATTGTTACAAAATATATTTTTTAAATTTAAATTCTTTTAGCGATTAGGTATTGTTTGCTGGAGCTTTCCTAATAAATAACTTTTGTCTAATGTGTTCGTCTGTAAAATTTAAAGTGCTATTTAAAGTAACGCTATTAGCGCCAAAACTAGCTACTACACCAGCGGTTGATGAAGTTGGATTTATAAATTGTCCCGCTCCAACATAGACACGATCATCTACTTGTAACCCTAATGCCGAGTCATTTATATATGTGCTAACACCATCTGGTCTTTGAAAATTAGATATAGTGGCGTTACCTGCCGTTGTATCCCCTAAAGTTACATAAAAAGGAGTGTATAAGCGACAATTTAAAGCCCAAAAATTACCTGTTTTTGTTGGAGCTTGTAGTAAATTTCCACTAACGTCAAAGCCCGATTGAGCCACTAAAGTTAAAACAGAGCCAGTTCTGGCGGATACAAAAAATACAGCGTTTGTTTCGTCATCAAACATTACGTCACCAACATCGCCACCTAATTGCACAAATTCCCAATCAGTAACAACTGCCGTGTAGTCTACCGTAACAATTTTTCCAACAGAAGATATAGTTACAGCAGTCGTTTTTGAGTATGGCTGTTGCGCTGTAGTATTTAAAAAACCAGCATCGCCAGTATAAGGTGCTGCTGAAAATAATTGTTTTGCGTATAAGGGTATACAAGTTGTTCTTGACGTTCTGCCAGAAGAATCAGAGTATTGTTGTGGGCTAAGAGCTGCGCCAGTATTTAAGTTAAAAGTAGAAGTTACATTAGCATTAAATTTTGAAAAATTAGTCTGAGCATTATTAACAATAATACCGCCAGTAGCATTAATTGCGTGTTTTTGGTAGTAAAACGACGCATTATCTCCAACTCGTATTACGCAATTATCAATAACTGTTTTTTCCGCTGGTGATTGTATATTGAATACATTGTTATCCCCAACGCCTCCGTCGCTTAAAGAGGTATTTCTAAAAACAACGCCCCCCGCAGCAGACTTAAATATATATGCGGGAACGCCCCTGTGTATCCAACTCTGAAAAGCAAATTCACAATTGTCAAATACAATTGCAGATTGACCCGAAGATACGGCTACTGCCCCATTTCCTAACGAATATATATTCTCACCATAACAATTTAAAAATGTAATGTTTGTTCCAAAAGAAGTATTAGGAACATTCATTAAATAAATCAAAAATCCTACGCCACAATTATCTATAAGTACTTGTGGTTTTCCTAATTGCTTTCCGTAAATACCAGTAGTAATTAGAGTATAAACTTGACTTATTGGCGTGTTTGAAATTTTAACCGTTCTCGACTGAGTATTACCAATAGATACAGCGTATTGGCAACATTCAATAGCACTATTAATAATTTTTGTAAAATCAGCATTAATATCAAAATCGCTTGGTTGGTTAACAACGCCAGCTACAAAACCACTAATTTCAACTTCTTCAATTAAAGTATCAGAAGATGGGACTTTTCCGTATTGGGTTGTAATTCCAGACCAAGAAGGAAAAGTGACATCTGGGTAATGTACGGCTGGCTGCGTTCCGCAGTAAGGGTCAATTGCAATAGCACAATAAGGTGCGTATCTTGAAGATGCAGAAGCAGGAAAACTAGGGTCTACCCAATTTGAAGCAATTAAATCATCAACAGTAGGTGTACCAAAAGAGCCTAAGTTATTATTTGTAACCCAATCGTAATTTAAACCAGTAATATTTAGTTTTCTAATGGAAGTTTTTCTCCCCCCGTTTACAGCTATTGCTGGTGCGTCATTAAAATTTGCAACAATTGCAGTCCCGCAAAAATTTTCAGCTCTATACCTCATTCCATCACCATATAAATGAACAGAATGGAAAGCCTCACCATAGCCTAATTGCAAAGTTTTGCTAATTTTATATACGCCACCAGGCATATAAACAGAACCTAAAGAAGGTTTTGCTGCGCCTGAAACATTTTGATATACCGCCCAATCAATAGCAGCTTGAATAGCTACCGTATCATCCGTAACCCCATCGCCCACAGCACCAAAGTCTTTGACCGATACTGTTTCACGCAATTTGTCTTGCACGTTTGTTGGGACTGCACCTGCACCTGCTGGCACGTATGTAATCTGTGACGAGTCTGCCACACCACCCGATAACTGTATAGCAGTTGAAAACTTGACTAATGCGCCAACGTGCAAGCCACTTGTAAACGTAACTGTATCGCCACTAGTCTCAACGAATGAATACTGTGCGCCATCGTATTGATTAACACCATCAACGTAGACGGTTAGGCTGTTCGTGCCAGGCGAATAAGTATTAGCTAAAGTAAATACCGTTTGACCCGCTGTCGCAACTTGCACTTCCTCGTTTACGGAAAAGTTCACAAACGTTGATGGCCCAGTATTGCTAGGAGATGTATATACCGTATTACCATTCTTGTCTTGCACGAGTATGCTGTACACCGCTGCGCTGATAAACAAACGAGCAGGTGTGCCAGAGTAAGCAGGATAGCCACCAAGCGTTCTAATCGGCTGTTGCGCTATCTGTGTAAGGGTTTCATCCCAATAAGCGACTAGAGGGTTTGTTTGTGGGTTTAAGTTAGCCGCCCCAAGCCAAATGTAACCGTCTTCAAGTGGCAACCCATCTTTACCTGCAAAGGTTGGGAATGGTGGCGTGATAGATAATGCTGACATTATTCGGTCTCCGACTGTAATTGTCGTTCAGTTTGCAATGCGCTTTGAAGCCATTTTAGCCTGAAGTCTAATGATTTAGGTAGCATAATAGCGTCTGCATATTTCTTGAATGATTGTGACATAGATACTCGTTTTGCGCTAGATGCTGCTAGTGTACCTTTCTCTGCGGCTTCAATCGCTAGTTTTTGGAAAGCCTCATCTGCAAACAGCGCACCAGCCGCTTTGACGGCATCTTTATTGCCTTGTGTCATAGCGTTTAAGATAACCGATGCACCACCCGCCATGATTGGCCCACCAATCGCAGCCGCACCCGTTACAGCACCCTTACCTAGTGTGCTTTCCATAACCTTGCCGATTAAACTCTCCGCCTCTAAGCCTTCCAATAACGCTTGATTCGCTTTACCTGTCATCAAGACATTGGCACGAGCGTCTGTAATGCGCTTGGAAATCTCGTACAAGTCACGCAAGACATCTGCTGAGTCTTTACCTAGCGATTCAACAATAGCCTTGTATACAGTTGGATTGGCTCGTATCTTAGGATAGATAGATGCAAACTCAGAGAAGCCGAATGCGCCCTTCTCAGCACCCCTAGATGACCTAGTAACTGAAGCTAATGCCGTAGCAATGGTTTCCTTTTTCAAGTCCTCAGGAACGATTTTAAGCAGTCTTGTAAACTCGGCTGAATCACCCTTAGATGCGCTATTGATAGCAGTTCTCATCTTGTTAGCAATACTGCCTTCTACGTCATTACCAAAGGCACTAACAATACGCTTGCCTAATGCACGTTCTTTTGCATAGATTAAGTTGGCAGAGCGTAGCTTCTTGCGTAACTCTTCACCGCCTAACTTTTCAACGTTAGCAAGTTGGTCTTCAGATAATGCGGCATACAGACGCTTTAAATCTGCCTCTGCCATACTTCCATATGGTGACTCCATCTTGTTTAGGGCTTTACCGATAAGCGTTTTTTCACGCAATAATCTACCGTAAGTGACGTCACCATCTGCTAACATTTTCAGCAATGAGCGTTCAGCACTAGACATACCTGCTTCGCCAACCTCTTTGCGAATCTCATTTAATGTCAATTGCAAGTTCTTTAAATTAACTTTAAAGGTTTTGGATATTGCATTATTAACATCTTCATAAAGACCTTTAGCTTCTGCATTTAAGGCTAGACGAGTCTTGACTAATGAGTCTTTGATTCTTTCAGACACGACAGCAGGTGCTACCGTACCCTCTATAAAAACGGTATCAAATTGCTTAATAACGTTATCGGCTTGGTCTACTGCTTGGCTAACGGTATTGCGCCATGCGGCTTCTGCTTCACCACCTGCTCTTGAACGAGTTAAACCCGCTGCGGCTCTTATCTGTGGATTGTCACTAAACACGTCAGCAGGTAGCTCAATCTTAAGTCGTTGAGCAGCGTCTCGAGCGTCAAGGTTAATCTGCGCTAAGTCTGCTAATTCATTACGTGCGGTTGATGCGCCTAGACCTTTACCTGATGCTCGTTTTACTAAATCACCAATCTGTCTATTAACATCTTCAACTGGAATTGTTGGGGCTGTAGCAATTGGAGCTGTAGGAATTGGTTGAGTAGGTTGAACAGGTTGAATAGGCTGTGTTATCGGTGCGACTGGTGGAGCTTCTGGTGTTGCACCCGTAAAACGTTGCACCATACGTTGAGCCGCAGGTTGAGCCGCTTGTAATGCACGAGATGCTAAAGGTACAGCGCCACCCATTGCACCCGCTGTGGCTACTTCCATAGGTGAGAACTCGCCACCAACTAATGTTTGCGTTCCTTCTATTAAAGCCTGAGTACCTGCACCTGCACCTATTGCGCCTGGTATTGTTACAGCACGACCCGCAGGGGTAAACGCAGCCATACCAGCCACAGCTCTTGGAATATCACTTAGTTGGAAGCCAGGCTTGATAACGTATTGTTGACCATCAATAGATGATTGCAGTACATAATTACCTTTCTCATCTTGAGACACTTGCACTTCAGGAAAGTTAGACTTAATAACTTGAACCGTCTCTTCAGGGTTACTTAAAACTGTGCCTAACCCAGACATGAAACTTTCTACGCTCAGAGTATTTAACTCAGGCATTGAAGCCCAGTCAGGCAATGTTTCCGTGGTTGGTGTAGCACGTTGAGTGCCTGTAATTTGCTCGCCAATACCTTCAAAAAAACCTAATTCAGGAGTTTGCGATGCAAGCCATTCTTCGGGTGACATAGGTTGTACAGGAGCAACAATCTCCTGAGTAGGTACAGCAGTCACTTCCCCGACTTGCACGACTGGAGTGGCTTCACCTGTTTGTTGCGATGCTAACCATTCTTCAGGACTCATTGAACCCCCATAGCTTTTTTATAAGCGTTCCATTGTATGTCTGTATATTTTGGTGGTCTTGTATATGTTTTGCCTTGCACCGTTACAGTATTTGTCGAGTTAGTTTTTGGTGGCGTACCTGCACCTCCAGTTTGATCTGACCTTTCTAGCCAATCGCCAATAGTCCTGCCTGGCACGGATAAGAATCTCGCTTGATCTGAAAGGTAATTGGATAATTTAAGTTGTGCATCTTTCTTGTTGGTAAGCCAATTCTTTAAGTCTTTTTCTTGCATATTGATTGGCAACGCTGTTTCTAAAGCAAGTGACAGTTCGCCTTCAGACAAAGCACCAAACGTGACAGAGCCAATAACGTCTAAACCTAATTGACGTTGAATGTTTTGCAGTTCAATTGTTGATGCCTTCCAGTTTGGAAACTTGCTTGCAATGACACCAGAGTTTGCTCCCGCATCAAGTGCGGCAATTGCTGCGTCAAGATTTGAGATATTTTGACGAATCTTACCAACGCTTGTAAATGCTTTCTGAGCTTCAGCCTGACCTATTTCACCAGCCTTGCGAGAACCTGATCTAAGAGCTTGTATATCTGCGCCAAACTTTTCAGCATCACGCACAGCATCAACTCGCTCCTGACCAACTAACTCAACACCGTCAGCACCAATTACTCGTGTTTGACCCGATTTAGTAACAATAACAGTAGTACCGTCTGGTTTAATTGCGCTTGATTGAACTGAGTCTGAACCTTTTATTTGGTCTTGAACCTCACGCTCTGCCTTCTTTAATTGAGCCTGTGCTAAACGGTCAGCATACCTAGCTTTAATGGCTGCCGTTTCAGCCTCAGAAGTGGCTTTAGATAACTCAATGCGCTCTTTTGCTTGTAGAACAGGAAATTGCGTAGACTCACGACTTTCCTTAGCTATGTCACCCCATTTTTCAGGGTCAACATTAGATAAAATTAAACCAAGCTGACTTTGTACAATTTTAGGGTCAGCGTCTAACGTGGTTAGCATTGCTTTATATTTATCTGTTGGCTGTCCTGAGTTCTCAGCGGCTATGATTTGCTTGTTGATTAAATCTTTAGCAACATCAACATTACCCGAGCCAAGTGCGTTAAAGGCTTGTGACCCAATCAAAAACTCATTGTTTTGTTGGTCTTTGCTCAACGTTTCCCATGATTGCTTAAACGCTTCACGCTGTTGAGGATACTTTAAAGTCAATTCCGCAAACCCTTTAGCTGTTGGGTTTTGCAAAGCATTTTGTAAATCTGTTGAATATTGCTTTCTTAATTCGATTGCATCACGCTCGGCAATTGCGGCATCTATTGCTTGTCTTGCTAATGCTCCTGCTTGCAAACCTTCAGCAAATGGACTGGCAGACTGCTGACCATATACGCCCATGTAGTTAATTGGTGCGACCATTTTTATGTTTCCTTAAAACCCGAATGCAGTTTTGATCTTAGGTATACCGCCAACGCCAATAAACTGACCTAAGCCACCAGAAAGAGCACCAAAGTTTGCTCCTGCTTGTTGACCAGCTGCGACTTGACCGCCAGAAATAGCTGCGCCTTGTTGTCCTAACAAACCCGCAATAGATGAGGCTGATTCTAAACCTGCCGCACCTGTTCCTGCCGCAGATGCTTGACCTGTACGAATAAGATTTTGCGTAGTCGCTGCGCCAACGTCAGATAGTCCACCGAGTCTACTATATTGTTGATTGATTAACGATTGCAATAACTCAGGTCTAAATTGTGCTAATGCCGCCTGTACATTGCCACCACGCAAGCCGCCTGTAGCAGATGCGTTTTGCAACATTGCCTCTTCACCTTGCCGAGCTAGTGCTTGAAACTCTGAGCCTGATTCAATACCTTGTATAGCTTGGGCTTGGGCTTCTGGGCCTGATAGTCCAAGCAATGCTGATTGCTGTCCTAGTGCCGTTTCACCTGCTTGCATATAGGGTTGAATGCCAGGCAACGCAGCTGTGCCAGCCTCAACGTAAGGTGACATCAACGCAACCATCGCATCAAACTGACGCCTTTGTTCGTCTATACCTGCTTGAGATGCTTGTGCTTGCGTAGCCGCTGCGTTTTGCGCTGCGCTTGCCGCTTGCTTAGTTCCCGTGATGCTACCTACAACATTTTGAATAGTGTCTGTTACGAAACTCATAGTAGTACCCAGTCCTTTCTAGTCATTCCTAGAATATATACGTCTTTCAAGATACCACCTTGCATACAAGCATCTTTGCGACAACCTTCATTTTTAAACCCAAGTTTTAAACAATAGTTCTTAGCCGTCTCAAGACCCGCAATAATGTATGCCGTAACCCGTTGAATAGACTCGTGGCTAAATGCCCACTCTAAAAACTTGCAACCTAGTTCACGAGAGTAAGGTAATGATGACTTTTTAAGCAATGAGTGAAGCTCTAATTCCAACGTAGAAAATTGAATCGCCATAAATGCGCCCGCAAACTTGTTATCTATCCATGCAGACAAGTATGTAACTTGCGGATTGATAATAGGCGTAGCTCGTCTGTGATCGTGACCTATCTTATTAATATAAGGGTCAGCATATACCTCGAGCAATTGCTCGTCTGATATATATTCTGTTACACAAACGCTAGGCATCACATCTCCATAATTGGGAATTGTGAGCTGCTGGCGGCTCGATAACCTCAGACACCCTATTTTATCGCAACTCACCACTCTGTCAATCTATTTCACACTCTCGCTCTTCCCACGCTTGGCATGAGCGTAAATCGTGGCAGATAAAATCAAACTTATTACAGTACCCACGAAACCCTGCATTTGTATCCCAATCGTTACGTGGTATCTTTTCCATCTTGGCTTGAGTCATCGTGCTGTTGTCGTAATACTCACAGTTTGAGCAACGTCTACGCCTAGCCTCTTTCTCATCTACCTGCATAGCTTCGCCAAGACTTACCCAATAGACTTTGTTAGCAGTAGGCTCATTTGATGGGACTTCAGGCCCGAGCTTCCATTCCTCAATCACCATCTGCGTATTCTTACGGTTTTCAGCTGTAGTGATGAACTCTTCTTCCATCGGTAGACCGATAAACCCTTTAGGCATAATCATAAAATCTTTCATGCTAATCCTTTAAGTAATCTCACGCCCTGAAGAGCGAATGGTCAAAGCTGTTGCTGTGCCCGTAGTAGATATAAACCCACTAGGTGCTAATACTTGCCCAACTATCTCGGGGAATGTGTATGTTTCATTAGGAGCAATAGCTCGAGCATCAACGATTAAGTTAGACGCACCCGCTGTGCCACCAGAGCTGACTAGGTTAACGCTAATTACAGCGTTTGATGCACTTGTATTGGTAGCGGTAAACTTGTCTACAATCGTGGTGCAGTTGACCGCTGTGTATTGCGTGGTCTGAGCAGCTTCCATCTCTTTAGACGGTATCAGGGGTTTTGCTGTGACTGACATTTGTAACTCCTATAATTGAATTTGGTTTACTTCTATCACCACCGCTGGTGCGCTAGGTGCAAAGGCTGTGGCTGGGACTGCATCAATTCTGACATTGACATTGTTTGAAGCATAAACCAACTCTACGTAATCTAGTGCATTTAATGATATAGCTTCGTTTATGCTGATTGGAGTGTATGCGCCATTGATAGATACGGTTATCAACCGTGCAGAATTCGCAATGTCAACACCGTTCTTTCTAAACCAAACCCAAATGTTTTTGTCTACCGCTGAATTACTTATGAATTGTAACGTGGCAACAAACTGATAGAGACCCGATTCAGGAACTATTAACTGTGATGTTGTTCCACCAATGACCACGCCATTGCTGATGCGTGTTGTGTCAAATGTTATTGGATACGCTGTATCTATTACAGCTGGAGTCGTGTCAACAGTCTTGGCAAATACTCCGTAATATTGCATTTGGCTAATGGTTGGTCTAACAAATATCACGCCATCAGTCGGGTCAGATATTAAGCAAGCCGCTACCACAACCACATTATTGGGAGCAGTCGGCTTTACGTTTGTCAAACCACCTGTAACGGTAGGTGAGGCATAAAGAATATCGCCCACACTAAAGGCACTAGTATCTAATGTTCTAACTGAACCCCAAACCGTGCAATACCCTCTATCTTGTGAGTCGGGTAAATCATGAGTCATTACGCCAAGAATATAAAGGCTAGACTGAGAACCATCTGCTAAATACGGGGCTACTCGTAACGTACCACCTGCGCCTACACCTGAAAAGCCAACAACCGTACCATTAGGTATCGTGACACCTGTATTGTTCTCTACCCTTGCGTATGTTTCCTGACCGATTTGTTGCGTCACACCATAAGCCATGCCAAGGTTTAGCGTTTCGTCTACACTATTCCATCCGAGTCTTGATATTTGGTCAGAGAATGGTGCGGTAATGTTGTAATCAATGTAATCAGTCTTGATTGAATTGTTGTTTTCAATAGTTGGAGCAGATGGTAAAAGTTGAATATTAGAGGATAAAAGTTCTAATGCTTTGGCTATACGCTCTAATGAATCTAATGCCTGAACAGCCTTTTGGTCTGCGTTACCACTATTGATAGCTGAATCTTTAGCTAATGTGATGATTTGCGCTAGTGCGTCATTAGTATTGGCATCTGCATTACCTGCAAGTATCTCAATGCCAGGGGTGTCGCTACTAGGTGCAACTTGGTCAACAACAGCAAACAACTTTTCAAACTGTTTGATTTGTTCGTGATCGGACAGAAAGGTCGCAAGCTGATCACGGGTAAGATTAAGATTAGTAGCCATTAGTAAGCCAATGGCTCGATTTGAGCCTCTAGTCTTATAAAGGATACATGTGCATCGCTATCGCCACGGAATCGCTGTATGCGCCAATTTCTCATGTGACCTTGTTGAAACCAAGCTAAACGCTTTTGTGTGTTGCCAATTGTGCCAACCGTAATGCTACGGTTTTGACTCCAATTCTTACCATCAACCGAGTAGCTAGTATTGATCATAGGGTTAGTTCCTACGGCAACGCTACCCGTCAATGCTACTAATTCTAAACGGTTAAAGATTGCACCCTTGCCTTCGTTATACACAATCATCGTGCCGAATTCCCACCGTACTTGCTGACCCCAATTGTGACCAGTATCTTGTACGAGATAGCCAATGCTTGATGATTGCGTGTCACCTACAAGCCACTTGCCATAAGCCCATACAAAGTTCTTAGCACGGTATTTGGAGAACCCAGAGAGGCTTGATGTCAATGTGAACCATACTTGTGAGCCTAATACTTGAGATGAAGCGTAGTCATAGACAAGCGTTCTATCGGGCAAATGTACATATAAGTATTGATGGCTTTTATCGTTACGTGCTTCTAGCTTAACCGTTGCCAATTGCTCTTCTGTAAACTGCAATAAGACTTCATCAATCTCTTGTGTGCTTAATTTCTGCGTAGTAGCATTAGCACCAATATAAATAGCAGGTGCATCATTGCTACCGCTACCTAAAAACGCAATACTAGCTACAAACTCACAGCAAGCATGTGTGCCGACTACACCCTTTTGAATCTGTGCGCCATCAATACGTACAAATGGAAAGAACTGTCCACCAACGTTATCAAACACTTCGATTGTGTTTCTGTTAAGCGCATAGACCTCATTACGCAACTTAATCAATGCGACTACAGGGTCAGGGTCAACCTCAGAGCTACCGTACTTTAATGGGTTTACTTGTGTTGGGTCGTTTAACTCGGTCACCACTAGGTTTGCACCGTCTGTAGTCATAAAGTAACCATCTACCCATACCATGTCGAGCACAATGCCTAAGTCAGGGTCAGTTACTTCTACTAGAGTGGAAGCTACTGGATTCCAATAGAATAGCTTTTGTGCTGACACAATGCCAAGCAAGTCAAAGCTGTAATTAAAGGTTACTTGATTGTCTTCTGTACCGCCAACATCACCGAGTATGGTAACGACACCATCTTCATCAATTGAGACTAGCTTAGTGCCCATGACTCGATAGTAGATGCCATCCCATACTACGCCACCACGGTCAATGCCAGGGCCTGTGCCATTGGCTACAATTCCGTCAGCAGGTCGCAAGAACCCTGCGCTAATGCCCGACTCTTTAGGAACAGGCACAAGGTTGACAGGGTAACTTGTACGCAACTCTGGCGTGTTATCTGTAAAAATGCCACTAAGAATTGGAATCTGCATTTATGTTACCGTTTGACTACCATTTTTCGGAATTGGCCCAGTACGCTGCGCTCATTTTACCCTTGGATATATTTTTAGCATGTCTAGCTTTGAATGATTCTCGTCTAGCTTTGTCCTTACTTGATTCGCCCTCTGTCTTTGGTGAGCCTTTAACACCCTGTTGACCAAATCGAATGGTCTTAATTTGATCGCCATCTTTAGCCACCACAACATGAGATTTAGTAGGATGTGAGGGAGTACGTTTAGGCTTGTTATAGCCTTCAACCTTCACACGTGCAAGCCTTGGGTCTTTCGTTGCCATACCAAATACCTTTAAGTTGTTATAGCAAAATGTAACTGCCGTCTTCTAAAAGTAAGAATGAACCGTCTTGCAGTAACAATGCGCCCAAGACAGGCCCACCGTTCACGTTCCAGAACCTACACCGACACCGCATTCTGGTTAATGGATACATTAGAAGCCCTCACCAGGCAAGACGTGCAAAGATGTGCCATCGGCTGAGATATAAGCAATACGATTGTAGTTACGGTTCTTAGTGATGCTAACTTGTGCGCCACCAGGGATTGGGTAATCAGCCGTACTAGCTGTATCGGTAGAGTCTTCGCTTAGTTTGATATATACAACAGCTGAACCTAAGTTGGTCAAGCATAGTGTCTGTGATGCAGCGTCAATCGCAGCGTTAGCAGATGTTGCCGTAGCTGTGAGAACAGCACCGTGACCGTAGCCTGGTGCGAATGGTGAAGTATTAAAAGCCATGTTATTTCCTTTGATTAACCGACACGATACCAAGAGTTTGTAGCTTGGTAGAATCGTAGTGTAAAGAATCCACCCGCTAATAGAGTTGTTGGTGCGCCCGATGCGGCACTTGAACCATTCAAACCAATTGTGAGCGCTGTAATTGTCTGTGTGCTTGTCACTAAAATCTGTGTGCCAGACGGTACGCTAGTATTCAACGGCAAGGTAATCGTGCCTGTGGCTAATGTACTAGCAGGTTGTAACAACATCCATTGCTGTTCACTTGTTGGTGTTGGTACGGTTATGTTAAACCCTGTAGCTGGCGTATAAACGCTAGTGGCAACGGTTGGTGCGGCAAATGTCTGCTGAAAGTACTGTAGCAATTGCGTGAGCGAGATTTTACGAGCATCACCATTGTTAGGCACATAGATAGGCAGTAAATCACCACCCGACACTTGGCTTACACCTGCAAGTTGATTGATTGTTGGCATATCTAAATCCTTAATTAAATTCTATTTGACCATCTTGACCCGCTAACAATGGGTCAACAGGTCTAGCTAAAAATGGGTTGTCGTAATCACGCCACGGTTTATTACCCGCACCCGCTGGCATCGTCATGGGCAACTGTTGCTCCATAGGCATAGCCGCAAGTGACAGTAATGTATTGTATGACTCTTTCGCTGTAATCTTAGTCTCAATCATAACTTGCTTACCGTAACTTGGTGCAAGTTTTACAGCTAGATTGGTATATATTGCTTCGATAGATGAATCAGGAACATTGGTTTGCTCATCTAAATCGCTATCCTGTGGGCTTGATGGTAATGGGTAACCTAATCGTATGCCTAGAGCATTCCAAGCCGCTACGAGCGTGTCTAAGCGTCTTAAAGCAGACTGTAGCTGTTCAGGTGTTAAGTCGAATACATAAGAGGCTAAACCAATCTCATCGAAAGCCGCTTCTACGAACTGTCTTTTAGTCCACGACATCATTAGCCCCTAATGTATGCTCAATCTTGTCTAGCAACCGTTTATCAGTTGTCCGACCATCAAACTTAATGCCTAGCTCAGTCGCTTTTATCTCTAGCTCTGTGCGTGTTGGTGCTGAATTATCTTCTACTGCGACAACATCTTTTGCCAATGCTTGCTCTCTAAGCAGACGATGATTGATACCGTCAATAGGCTTAGATGGTTTACGCTTCTTGACTGGCTTCTTGCCTTTCATGTACTTTGGCATAAGAATGTTCTTGTCCATTATTTTGCCTTCTTCATGGGCTTGGCTGTCTTCGCTGCTTGCTTAAACGCTTTAGCTGTCGGTGCACCTTTTGCGCCTACTTTACGCATCTTCTCACCCGAACCTGCTTCAATGCGCTTTTTCTTGGCTGCGATGTTTGCATATAATCCAGTCTTCATTTCTTTGCCTTTTTAGGTGCTTTACTAGGTTTGCCTGCTTTATCTGCCGCCTTTTTCGCAACATTCAACGCAATAGCAATTGCTTGCTTTCGTGGCTTGCCTGACTTCTCTTCCATCTTAATGTTTTTACCGATGGACTTGCTAGAGTAACCTTTTGACAATGGCATTTTAGTATCCTGTAAATGGGGAGGCATTCGCCCCCCCAAACCTTGCTTACTGGTTAAACAACAAGATACCTGACATTTCAGGATTCTTATTCACAACACCGAACAACGTGTCAAGACGATACTTGATAGTCATGCTGTCAATGTCATAGAACTTCTGCATAACCAACTCGATGCCTTGGTCAGTACTTGCTCGCATAACGGCAACACCAGCGTCAGCGGGTACAGCGTAGCGACCAGGTAACATCTCAAGCGAATCACGTTGCCAGAAGACGTTAACTTGTGAAGCGTTAACGTTCAAGAAAGTGATTGCGGCAGCGTCAGCGGCAATAGCAACATCAACGTTCTTATACTGCAACTCAGCATCGGTAGGTGTACCTTGTGCACCGATGATAGGTGGAGTAATAGTCATTGTTGTGCCTGAATCAACTGATACGACACGGAATGTCTTAAGCTGACCTGTGCTTTGCTTGGTGATGTGATGAACAGCGTACACTTCAGCAATCGTGAAAGCATCACCTGCGGCAACGCTTGCAGTTGAAGACACGGTAACTGTTTGGAAACGGTTATCAACGTTGATTTGACCACCGACAGAAGTCGATGTAGCTTGTGGCACAAAACTAGCTTGAGTACCTGCACCATTGGTGTCGATAGTAATGCTACCACCACCAGCCGCAGCGGTAAGACGGTTTGCATAATCAAACTTGTATGTGTCAAAACCTGCAACCATACCAACAAAGTTACGCTCGTAAGCACGTTCTGATTTCTGGTTACCGAATGAACGACTTGCTTGTGACAAGTTGCCAGCCAAACCGTTATAGTCACGGCTAGACAGACCTAAGAAACGGTCATAGTCAGGAACGCCTTGCTCATTCATAATGGCATCGCAAAGTGCAACATCATCGTAGTCGCCAGCGGCTGCGGCAATAGGCACGACCAAAGAACCCAAGCCAGCGGCAGCGTTCATGATTGCGATATTGATGTCAGATGCAAGTTTCTGCTTTGCGCTGTCACCTAAACGATTCTCTTGTAATGCGTCACGCAATTCAAGTGTAGTCATTTCCCAAGGCACGGTCTTGCTGAAACCTAAAGTGGCAGGAACGGCTAACTGAGTCATACCTTGGTAAGAGCCAGCGATTGATGAGCCTGGGGTGCTAGTGATTGACTGAGCGATGTAAGGCTGTGGGCGCCAGATGGTGTTATTTGAACGCTCCATCATTGTTGAATCTGTATTGTAAACAGAGACGTGACGTGACAAGACTAAAGCGTCTTGGAAACCTTCAAGTAAGTCTTCGAACGCTACACGTTCTTCTTTTGAGAAACTATTAGCCATGATTTAATACTCCAAAAATTATTTTGAAGCCGCTCGTTTCTGCGCTTTGTACTGTATAACTTTCGTCATATTGCCAGTACGAGACGCTTCTTCTC